CCTTGCTCAATGGACGAACGACTACAACCGCAATCAGGCCAGCTATCCCAGCCAGTTCATTTCCGGCGCAGGCAATTACAACATGAAAAAGCACGAAAAGCAGATGTCCCGCGAGGACACCCTCTGGAAAGAGTACGACGAGATCAAGGCCATCTTGAACAAGATCGAGGCCGTCGGCACCGGCGCGGTAGACCTCGCCGACCCCCACGCCCGCGAAATGCTCACTGACCAGCTCCAAAAGCTGCAAGCCCAGCTTGACCGCAACAAGGCTCTGAACGCCTATTACCGCAAGCACAAATCTTTTGTCGGCTTTCCCGGTCTGACCGCCGAGGCCGCCGCCAAGCTCACCGCCGACTTTGCCGACACCTGCCAGCGCTGCCCGTGGGTAAAGCACCCCATCCCCGACTATGAATTGACCAGCCTGCGCGGCAAGATCAAGCGCGTACAAGCCCGTCTTGACGAGCTGGACAAGCGCACGGAGCAGGCCGAGCAACCCGCCGAAAGCACAAAATTCTCCGGCGGCGAGATCGTCCGCAACCTCGAAGCCGACCGCCTCCAGATACTCTTTGACGAGAAGCCCGACGAGGAAACCCGCGCCGCGCTGAAACAAAACGGTTTCCGCTGGTCTCCCCGCTACAGCGCGTGGCAACGCCAGTTGACCCAAAACGCCGAGATCGCCGCCCGCCGCGCCCTCGGCCTGACCGAATAACAAAACCGCCCAGCAAGTT